ACTGAGGAGGATAAGGCAGCCTTTCGTAAGGCATGGATGAGGGCAAGGGAGAGACTTGTTAGCGTAAATAAGATTGTGATTGGGGACAATTTTGTCTGGTTGAAGACAGGTTTGGAGAATTATCGTGCTGTATAAATATCCAGTGACAAACGAGACAAAGTGGGACAAACGAGACAAATGTCCCACAGGTGAAAGTGGGACAAACCACCTCAGGTCTATGTACCTGAGGTTTGTCTCACCCCACTTTGTCTCTTTGTCTTTTTTAAAAGGAAATTGAAAATGACTCGTTCAAGATCACGGAAAGAAGTTCCAGATGTTCAAGTACCGAAACGTCAGTCAACAGTTTGGGAGATTGAATCGAATGCGGTATTGATGGAATTAGAGGTTAGGAAAGAGCAACATCATCAGAAATGGGGAATTGATAGGTTGATTACTTTAGTTGACATTGACTTTAGGGTGAAGTTTTGGGGTCAGATGGGTAGAGTTTGGGACAGTCTGGAGTTTGGGGATATTGAAAGGTTACGTAAAGCAGCCAGTGGCATGGTCAAAGGTTATGACGCTTTGGAGAAGTGGGCTGAAGATAATGAGGTCAACCCAAACCCAAAGACAAGATGCATTGAGTGGAAAACAAAAGATGGTCATGTCGTTGCAGTGGTGTCCACAATCAACGATAGTTTGGAACTGCAGCGGCATCGCAAAGATTTAGGGACAATCTGGACATTGGAAGAGTTTGAGGTAATCATGGCAGATCCGATGGTTCAGCAAATCATGGCTATCAAAGCGTTTGAGCCAACCGCTAAGGTTACAAGGTTCAAGGCTAACGAGAACTTTGGCAAAGGTTCAGGCTTTGATGACATGGAAGATGACCTAGAGCCTGTATATGGCGGTGCTGAACCACCAAAGATGTTTCACTTACCGCATAAGAAGTGATGGCAAGACGAGCCAGCATTACGACAAGGTACTTCAATCGGACTCTGACAGATGCCGATAGAACAATCCTTGCCTGTGCTGGTTGCGGAGATATTTCAAAAGGCTTTAAGAATGCCTTGGATTGCTTTGCTGTTTTATGGGAACTAGGATACCGACCAGAGAACGATTTAAACGATTTCCTTGGTCTGGCTAAGGAGGATGACTTTAAGACCCTTGTAGGCGATTCTGACAAGGATTAGAGGCATTGCTAGTTCTTGTTGGTTGTTGTGGTTCTTAATGAATTTGCGAATGAGAATCAATATCATTCTCATGTACCCCGATAATGCACCATCCGACTCTTTCACTCCGCACGTTTGCCGCCAGAAAATTCACCGAGTTAAAAGTTATCCACAGGTTATCCACAGATTTAGATTGGAGTTATCCACATTTACCCATGCTGGTTTCATTTCCTGTCACAGTTTGCGAATGTTTGTAATACCTTTTGTGATTTCTACTTAACATAATGGACATTGTGTTAAATGGAATCTGTCAGCAGTTTGTAAGCGCATCGGAAAACCCTAGCAAAATCAACAACTTGCAGTTCTTATATCCAAAATCTGCAGTTGCCTCTCGAAATCTGGTGAATTTTTTATATGGGGGGAGGGGGTGGTCGCTGTCGGTGAAAATTGTGGGTGCATCCGCCCCACTGAAAAAACGAAAAGTCGAAAAGGGGCAACATCCCCAACTCCCCGCTACGAAAAAAAAGAAGACTATCAACCCACAATTTGCTATAGTCGCAACCTATCACGCCCACAAAGACAAGGATAATCGTGAAGATAGAACAGATTGACAGCATCCAAGATGAAGCCCCACAGCCAGAGAAGAAGAAAGCTGGCAGACCCAAGGGTATCTATGGCTTGAAGCGTCAGATACAGGAGTACGCAAGGAATCCTGACCTTGCCCTACCCAAGACCGACAACCAGAGGATCAAGGACTTGAAAGATATGCTTATCAAGTCTAGCGGTAAGGATGTTGTCGAGAAGATGATCTCAATTGCGTTAAATGACAATCATCCCGCACAGATGGCGGCTATCAAAATGTGCGTGGACAGGACATTGCCTGTAAGTATGTTTGAAAAGGATAAGAGCCAGAGGAGTGCAGTCACGATTAATATCACTGGCATAGGCGCACCTGCAACTACAGTGATTGAGCCAAGTGACATACAGGATGTAGAGGCTAAGAATGGCTGACCTGAACTTTGCGCTATTGCCTTGGCAGCAGGAGGTCTACGCCGACAAGACGAGGTTCAAGGTTGTCGTGGCGGGTAGACGATGCGGTAAGTCTAGGTTAGCGGTGACTACGCTACTGATTGAGGGTTTGAGTTGCCCCGCTGGTAGTGCTGTGCTGTACGTTGCCCCGACTCAGGGACAGGCTAGACAGATTATTTGGGATGTACTGTTGGACATTGGACGGGAGATTATTCAGTCTAGCCATGTCAACAACATGGAAGTCACCTTGATTAATGGCGCAAAGATTTACGTCAGGGGATCAGACAGACCCGATACCTTGCGGGGTGTCAGCCTGACTTACGCTGTACTAGACGAGGTTGCCGACATTAAGCCTGAGACTTGGGAACAGGTTATTCGTGCGTCATTGAGTGACAAGCGTGGAAAAGCCTTATTTATCGGGACTCCCAAGGGTAGGAACTGGTTCTATGATTTGTACAACTTGGGTCAGGAGGGTGAAGATCCTGATTGGAAAAGTTGGCATTTCACCACTAAAGATAACCCCCTGATTGACCCTAGTGAAATCGAAAGCGCAAAGAAGACCCTATCAAGTTTCGCCTTTAAGCAAGAGTATATGGCATCCTTTGACAATGCGGGGAGTGATGTCTTCAAAGAGGAATGGCTGAAGTATGGGGAAATCCCTGAGTATGGGTCTTACTTCATAGCGGTTGACTTGGCGGGGTTTGAGGAAGTTGCTAAACAGGCTGCCAACTCTAAGAAGCGTCTAGACCAGAGTGCCATTGCTGTGGTTAAGGTTACTGAGGATGGCAAGTGGTGGGTGCATAAGATTGAGTATGGGCGGTGGGATATTCGCACCACTGCCGCGAACATCTTGTTGGCTATCAGGGAGTACCGCCCGATCAGCATTGGGATTGAACGTGGGGCATTAAAAAATGCGGTACTTCCCTATTTGAGTGATTTAATGCGAAAATCCAACATATATGCTCATATTGTGGATTTGACGCATGGCAACCGCAAGAAGTCAGATCGAATCATTTGGGCATTGCAAGGACGCTTCGAGCATGGCAGAATCGTGCTTAACAAGGATGAGGATTGGTCTGAGTTCGTTGACCAGTTGCTGATGTACCCATCCCAAGGGGTGCATGACGATCTTCCTGATGCGTTAAGTTATATAGATCAGTTATCTATAACCTCATACTTTGAGGCAGATGATGAAAACGAATGGCAACCAATCGACATCATTAGCGGCGTATGAGGGCATTAAATGGCAACAGATAAATTAGAGCAAAACGAGTTTCAAGAACCTACTGAGGCTGATAAGGAATTAACAGCATTTGTTGTTGACCACTGTGATCGGTGGAGAAATTATCGGGATACCAACTTCCTCTCAGATTGGGAAGAGTATGAACGTATCTTCCGAGGTCAGTGGGCTGAAGATGACAAGACCCGTGACTCTGAACGTAGCCGTATTGTGACCCCTGCGACTCAACAAGCTGTTGAGACTCGTCACGCTGAGATCATGGAAGCTATCTTTGGTCAAGGCGACTTCTTTGATATTGAGGACAATATTCAAGACGTTAATGGCAACCCCATTGATGTTGAGATGATTAAGAATCAGTTGATGGAAGACTTCAAGAAAGACAAAATCCGCAAAGCCATTGACCAGATCGAATTAATGGCAGAGATTTACGGCACTGGCATCGGCGAGATTGTCGTTAAGACTGAAAAGGAATATATCCCTGCGACTCAAACTATTCCTAACCAGCAAGGTCAAGCAGCTATTGGCGTGATTGAAAGAGACAGGATTGCTGTCAAGATCATGCCTATCAACCCTAAGAATTTCTTGTTTGATCCCAATGGAACATCAGTTGATGACTGCATGGGTGTTGCTGTAGAGAAGTTCATCTCTATCCATAAGATTGTGGCTGGCATTGAGTCTGGTGTTTATCGTAAGGTTGACATTGGCATTGTTGCATCTGACGAGGATTTAGAGGCAACTCAAGAAATTCAAATGTTCCAAGACCAAAAGGTCAAGCTGTTAACTTACTATGGTCTTGTGCCTAGAGAGTATTTGCAGAACTTGGCTGAGAACAAGGACATCGTTGAGTTGTTCCCTGAGAGTTCAGATGCTGAAGATTATCAGGATTTGATTGAGGCAATCGTTGTGATTGCCAATGATGGATTATTGTTAAAGGCTGAAGAAAGTCCTTACATGATGAAAGACAGACCAATCCTGAGTTATCAGGATGACACTGTTCCTAATCGTTTGTTGGGTCGTGGCACAGTTGAGAAAGCCTACAATATGCAAAAGGCTATGGATGCTCAAATCCGCAGCCACTTAGATTCATTGGCATTGACTACAAGCCCAATGATTGCAATGGATGCAACTCGCTTACCAAGGGGTGCAAAGTTTGAGGTAAAGCCAGGAAAAGCTATCCTAACCAATGGCGCACCTAGCGAGATTTTGTATCCATTTAAGTTTGGTCAGACAGATCAAAACAACCTTGCCACTGCACAAACGTTTGAAAGAATGTTGTTGCAAGCCACTGGTACTCTTGATTCTCAGGGTATGGTTACTCAGGCATCTAGAGATGGTGCTGGTATGTCTATGGCAGTGGCATCCATCATTAAGAAGTACAAGCGTACTCTGGTGAATTTCCAAGAAGATTTTCTTGTGCCATTCATCAAGAAAGCCGCATTTAGATATATGCAGTTTGATCCAAACCGCTATCCCTCTGTGGACATGAACTTCATCCCGACTGCTACCCTTGGCATCATTGCTAGAGAGTATGAGCAACAGCAGTTTATTGGTTTGTTGCAGACTTTGGGGGCTGATACGCCAGTATTGCCGATTATTTTGAAAGGCATTGTGGCTAATTCTAGTTTGAGCAATAGATTTGAGATGATTGCAAAGTTGGATGAAATGATGCAGCCTAATCCAGACCAACAGCAGATGCAACAAGCACAGCAACAGTTGGCGATGCAAGCGGCACAGGCTCAGATTGCGGTTAATACTACTCAGGCAGAACAAAATCGTGCAGAGGCAACCAAGTTGATGGTTGAAGCGCAGTTAATGCCGCAAGAAGTACAAGCTAAAACGGCTAGTGCATTGACCAAGAACTTGCCGAATCAAGACGATTTAGCCTCAAAAGAGTTTGATAAGAGGGTTAAGATTGCAGAATTGATGCTTAAAGAATCTGATATTAAAAACAAAGCAAAAATTGTTGAATTGCAGATGGCAGACAAGCAAAATGCAAGTATGAAAATCAAAAATGACTTTCTTACAAAACTGAATACTGGACTAAAAGACAATGGCTAATATTCGGGAGCTTATTCTCAGTATTGAATCAGATGCATTGACATTTGATGAGAAGTTAGCCGCCTTGACTCAGGTTGAGGAGACTCTTGTTGCAATGCAACAGCAAGAAGAAGATGCTGTTCAAGAGAATGTTGACTTGATTGTTGAGGCGATCAAGGTCATGCAAGAAAAAGTTGATGCTCAAGTCAATCGTATTGCTGATTTTGTGCCTGAAAAAGGTGAAAAAGGCGATAAGGGTGAACGTGGATTAGATGGTCGGCAAGGCGTAGATGGTAAAGATGGGCGAGATGGAATCAATGGTCGAGATGGTAAAGATGGCGCAGATGGTATATCGGTTATTGATGCCAAGATTGACTTTGATGGTTCACTAATTATCACTTTATCCACTGGTAAAGAACTAAATGTTGGTGAAGTTGTTGCTCCTGACTTGGCTGAAAAGATTAAGTTAGTTAC